CTAGCACCAAACATTACTGGCGTTGTAGGTACATTTACACTAAACGGTGCAGGGCTAGATGTAAAGAGTGTAAATCGTGTACCTGTAACACAAAACGCACTAACAGGTTCTATAGAAGCAGTATCTGCTGGTGGCTTTGAGATTGACATATCCGAAAGCCTGGGTAGCGTATCCGCAACTGGTGCAATAGGAACAGTAGAAGCTAAAACAAGTGAAGCTTTACTGAGTGTTTCAGCCACAGGCTCACTAGGTACGCTTGTATTACACGCAGCATCATCTCTAACACTAACAGGTGTATCTGCTACAGGCGAAGTAAACGAGCTAGAAGAGAAGCCTACAGAAGAACTTGGTAGTGTTTCTGCTACAGGTTCTGTAAACGGAGTATCAACTAACACAGGCGCAGGTTTGACTTCAGTTGGTATAACAGGAACAATAGATGATCCTACTATAACAGCAGTACAGTTTGACTTTGAAGCAGTAGCACACCTTTACAGTAAAAGACGTGCAATTAGCGTACCAAGAGCAGCATAATGAGTACATCAGCCGAAAGAACAGTAAGAGTTTCTGAACAGATAAGAATAGTATACGTAGAAAAGAAACCCACAGCAGCAGATAGGGTAGTCTACGCAAATGAGGATTAATAAATGAGTTTTCGTTGGCCTATAAAAGACCCAGATGAAACACTAGATTACAGCGTAGACTGGTCAAGGTTTCTAGATACTGCAACAATTAGTAGTGTTAAGTGGTTTGTCAAATCTACTTTGTATAACACTAAAACAGAAATAACAGCAGGACAAAACTTAACAACAGCATCTAGTGGGGCAACAACAGACACCATACAAAACGTAGCTCAAACAAATACTAACACTGTAGCTACTATAAACATAGGTGGTGGACAGAATAATGTTGAGTATACTTTCTCCTGTCAAATGACAGACACTACAGGAAGCACTGCTGAAAGAAGTATTAGATTACGATTGAAGGAACGCTAATATGGCTTATGATTACATTGGTCTAGTAAATGATGTAAATCGTAGACTTAATGAAGTAGAACTTGTGGGTGGCACAGGCACAGGTGCAAACTTCCTCACTGCAAAAGGTGAGTACTCTATGGTTAAGGACTCAGTAAATGCAGCTATACGATATATTAATCAGCACGAGTTTGAGTGGCCTTACAATCACATTGAAGAAACAGAAACATTAACAGCAGGTATTACTAGATATGCCTATCCTGCAGATGCGAAGACTATAAACTTTAAGACATTTAGAATAAAACAAAACGACACACTTAATAACCCAACAGTAAAACTAACAGAACTTGATTATAACGAATACCTAGACAGGTTTGTTGACTTAGAGTACGCTACATCAACAAGTGTAAGAGGTTTACCTAGTCGTGTATTTAGAACACCAGGCCAAGAGTTCGGTATTATAAATCCACCAGATCAAAACTATGAGTTAGTTTATGAATACTATAGACTTCCTGTAGACCTGATTAATGATACAGACGTGCCTAGCATTCCAGAGCAGTTCAGATATGTAATTGTAAATGGTGCTATGTATTTTGCTTATATGTTTAGGGGTGAGTCTCAAGAGTCTAATATGATGCAGAGTCGCTTTGAGCAAGAAATAAAACAAATGAGAAGTTTGTATATAAACCGCTACGACTATATAAGATCAACAGTTAGACATCCTATTACTACTTCTGTAAGAGCGATTTAATATATGCCTACAAAACGTGAAACCTTTCCTATCGAGTTTCGTGGGGGTCTTATTACTAATATGAGTCCTTTGCAGCAAGGTATTAACATGCCAGGATCTGCACGTGTACTTAGGAACTATGAGCCATCCATTGAGGGTGGCTATCGTAGGATAGAGGGTTACAAGAAGTACGACACCGATATTATACCTCCGTATGGCGCACCTGTTGTAAGAGGTGCAAGTCAAACTGGTACATCACTAAATATTGCTAATATACGTCAAACACCAGTAGCAGGGGATACACTTAGAGTAACACAAGCTACGGCTCAGACAAACAATAGTGCAACTGCTGTTGTGAATGGAGCTACATCATCTACTACTGCACTGGTCTTAGACGGTAACATTGGTACTATTGTTGTGGGGATGGTTGTTACAGGATCAGGCATAGCAGGAACTGTAACAGTAGCAACAGTAACAGACCAAAACAATATTGTTCTTTCTACTGCTCAGTCTTTAGCTAATGATGTATCACTAAGCTTTGCTGCTCCTGATGTTCTTGACACAACACACATACTAGATAACATAGCAGGGACTGTTACAGCAGGTATGGATGTTACTGGAACAGGAGTTCCTTCAGGTGTAACGGTATCATCTTTTAGTGGGAGCACTGCTACTCTATCAGAAGCAGTATCTCTTTCTGATAATGTTGAGTTAACCTTTTCTGAAGTCTACACTATATCGTCAGGTGCAGTTACTTTTGATGGGGCAGCTAATACAGCTAACCTAACTTTAACATCTAGCTTACTTGCTTCACCTTTAAACGGAGCTACTGTAAAGTTTGAGAGTACTACTTCTAATTACTTAACATTAGGTGTTGGTGTATTTGTAGATGATGTAATTGTAGCTAAGAACCAAAGTCTTTACAAAACATCTGGTACAGGTTACTCTCTTGTAAATGTACCAGCTTACGGAACAGTATTAGTTAACGGTGCATCACAGACAGGTACTACTCTGGACATAGATGGACTGACTAGTACACCTCAAGCAGGTGACGTATTTAAGATAGACGGTGTAGATCTAATATATACTGTAGCTTCTACACCTACTGTTAGCTCTGGTGGCACTACTGCAACAATAACACCTGCACTAGCTAGTTCTCCAGCAGATGATGCTGCAATAACTTTTTTGAGTACGTCAAGAGAAAGTGCTAGCAAAACTAGGTTTTCTAGATATAACTATAGTGGCACTGAAAAGATCGCCATAGTAGATGGTACTAACGTTCCTGCTCTATACGACAGAACAACCTTTACTGCACTAAATGACGCACCATCAGATGTAGTAGGAGCAGACTTTGTTGTAAGTTTTAAGAGTCAATTATTCTTTGCTAAAAACAATCTAATAACTTTTACTGCACCTTTTACAGACAATGACTTCACAGCAGCTAACGGTTCTGGTGTAATATCTGTAGGTAACAACGTTACAGGTCTAGTTGTATTTAGAGATCAACTTATTATATTTACTGAAAGCACAATACAAAAGCTAGTAGGTAATACTGTATCTGACTTTCAATTACAACCAATTACATTAGACATAGGTTGTATTGATGAAGACACCATACAGGAGATAGGTGGAGATGTAATGTTTCTCGCCCCTGATGGTTTAAGATTACTAAGTGCTACAGATAGAATAGGTGACTTTGGTTTAGCCGTTGTATCTAAGACAATACAGAATGAGACTACAAACTTTATTAGAGAAAACTCATCCTTCACTAGTTTAGTTATTCGTGAGAAGTCTCAGTATCGTATCTTAGGTTTCAAAAGTGGCTTGACACAAGAAAACGCTCAAGGTATACTAGGAACACAGTTTGCTGGGCAGGGTGGTGAAGACATGTCCTGGGCTGAAACAAGAGGTATCAGGGCATACGTAGCAGACAGCAGATTCTACTTAGGCGTAGAAACTATAGTGTTCTCTTGTGATGATGGTTACCTATATCAACTAGAAGACGGTAGTAATAACTTTGATGGCGTAAATATTGTAACAACATTTTCTACACCGTTTATGCCAATCAGTGACCCTAGAATACGTAAGACATTTTACAAGATGTTCTTATACACAGACCCACAAGGTAGCGTGTCCTTTGACGTATCTTTAAAGCTTGACTTTGACCAGAAAGATAGTGTACAACCTACTAGTATAGACTTTAATAACCAAACAGGACAAGTTGCTTTCATGGGTGCAGCTACATACGGATCAACAGCAGTATATAGCACTAAACTAAAAACATTATTTGAAACACAATTAATAGGAACAGGGTTTGTTGTATCTTTACAGTTCACGTCTGATAGCGCAGACCCGCCATTTTCATTAGATGCTATAACTCTAGAATACGGAACAAACACAAGAAGGTAAAACGACATGGGAACAGGTTACACTAGAAACGATACAGGTAATAACATTGCTGATGGTAACGTTATCAACGCTGCAGACTTTGATGGTGAATACGATGCTATAGAAGCTGCGTTTAACTCCTCTTCAGGACACACACACGATGGTACATCTGCTGAAGGTGCGCCTATTGAGGTGCTTGGCCCATCTCAGGATGTGGTCATTACTGCATCAGCTATACGTCCTAAGACCGACAATGCTGTGGACTTGGGGACTAGCAGCCTGAAGTTCAAGGATTTGTATTTAGATGGAACGATGAACTTAGATAGTATATCTGTTACTGACCCTGATGGTACAGATGCTACAGTCAGGTTAAACGGTAACTTTCCTGACGGTTCTAGAAACGTAGCATTTGGTTTAACTGCATTAGATAGCTTAGATGGTTCAAGCCCTGGTGGAGATAACATTGCTTTAGGTAATGCTGCACTAACTGCACTTACAACTGGTGATTACAATATTGCCATAGGTTCATCTGCAGGTGTTGCTTTGACTGTTGGTGGTAAGAACATAGCCATTGGTCATGAAGCTCTATCAACAGAAGATGGTGATGGTAATAATGTTGCCATAGGTTATCGTACATTAAAAACCCAAAATGCAGGGGCAGATGCACACAATATTGCAGTGGGTTTTGATGCAGGACTATCAATTACAACAGGTATTCGTAATGTAATAATGGGTGGTATTGCAGGTGACGCTTTAACTGATGCTGACTTTAATGTAGGTATAGGTTATCAGTCACTTACAACAGATACTAAAGGAAGCAGGTCAACCGCTGTTGGGTATAGAACATTAGCTAATCAAAACTTTAGCTCTTCAACAGACAGTCATAATACTGCAATAGGTAGTGATGCAGGTTTAAGTGTCACAACAGGTATAAAAAACACACTAATTGGTAGCCTTGCAGGTGATGCAATTACTACAGGTGCAAATAATACTGCTTTAGGATACGACTCTTTAGGGGCAACTACTACTGGAGCAAGCAATACTGCACTTGGCTTTGGCGCAATGAATACAAATACTACTGGTGAAAATAACACAGCGTCAGGTAGAAACTCTTTGTATTTCAACACTACAGGTTCAGAAAATGTTGCGGTAGGTCAACAAGCATTACTTAACAACACAACTGCTGACAGCAACACTGCTGTTGGGTATCAAGCTGCTTATGCTAACACAACAGGTGCTACCAATGTTGCGATTGGTGACTCTGCTCTATACTCCAACACCACCGCAAACTACAACACCGCAGT